AATGGGATAAAATTTATGATAAGAAAAATTTTAATGGTAATTATCCTTTTTCTGTTGATAATGTAAAAGAGTTTTCAGATTTTTGTAAAAATTCTGGTGGCTTTACTATTGGATAACAAAATTTTTTATTTGTTTTTAACGATTGTTAAAAAATAAAAACAAATGGTGTAATTTCTTTGTAAGTTTAGCAAACACCTTAAAAGCCAAACTTTCTTGAGTACCCTCTGAAAATAATTCATTGAGGGTACTCTCAACTAACAACTAACAATGGAGCAAAAATGAGTAATAAACAAATAAGCAAAGATAACAGAGAATATTGGCAAAAAAAATTATCAAAAAAATTTTATGATAAAAAAAGTGCCATTCAATCTTTACATCAAACAGAAATAAACGAGACAACTCAAAAAAACTATCCGACTTTTATTAAAAGACTTGGAGTTGAAAAGGATATTGAAAAATATTTGAAAGTTGAAAAAGAGTTTAATGATTATTCAAAAAACTATGCAAGGAGACTTGAAGAAAAAAGAGAACAAGTAAAAACATTCTTTCAAGTTTTAAGTATAAAATTAAATAATTGGGCAGAAACTCGTCAATGGGATACTTACGATATGCCAAAATATGATTATGATAATAAACTCTATGATCTTAAAGATAAGTTAGATAATTATTTAAGAGAACAATGTAAATTAGAAACAAAAAATGCATTTTACAAATCTAAAAAAGGTTTGGAGTTGCAGAAACTTGATGAGTTGGAAGAAAAAGCAACTGATTTATTACATAGTGATATGATTGGTTCAGAGGTATTAAAACAAATATCTTTGATTGCTAAACAAACTCAAATCAATATGACAATTCCAACAGAGACAATTAAATCATTACCTAATGGTTAGTATTGATAGACTTGTTAAAATCTACAATAATTTTGGGGAGAGAGAAGAACTCTCCCCATTAGGAAGTGCAGATGAAGAGTTGGCTTGGAATATGACACTAACACCCAAACAAGAAAATTGGCTTGAAAGATTTATTTCTGTTTGGGATTACACACAAGAAAAGGAATATGAACAATGGCAAAAGAAAAAAAACTTGATGAAATGAATAATGAAGAGTTAAGTAATAGTTGGAAAACAAAAATTGAAAAATACTTAAAAGGCAGAACTATTGTTAAAATTGAGTATTGTTCAGAAAAAGAAAGTGAATTACAAGGTTGGCACAATCAACCAATTCAAATTCTTTTAGACAATGGAACTTGGCTTACTCCAACAAGTGATGATGAGGGAAATAATGGTGGTGCAATTCACACTAACATTAAAGAACTACCAATAATTCCTGTAATTTATTAACATGAATTTAAGACAAATCTTTATAAGATCAAAAAAGATTAATCCTTTGTATCATGGGACATTTTCAGATTTTATTTTAGATTTTTTAAATTGCAGAGAGTGTTTTTTTAAATCTTGGGCAGAGTGTAAAAAATTTGCATTTACACCTAAAATTGAGAAAGCACTTGATAAGTATTATAAGAAATATTATCATTGAATTCTTGATAATTGGGATTAACACAGACAACCAATTATCTTGATTAAGAGGGACAACAACGGGAGACTTTAGTTGTCCCTTTTTTTATGTTATTGACTTAATAACATAATGAGAAAACCAGAAAATAATCTTTGGCAACGTATAAAAAAATTAAAGTTAAAAGGTCAATTATTTCGCATAGAAAGTAATACAATCAATGGAATTCCAGATGTTTATTGGTTGATAAATAACAAAAGCATTTGGATTGAACTCAAGTCCAATGATGTCAAGAATTTAGGTTTATCAAAGTACCAAATTAATTGGCATTTAACCCATTTCAAAAATGGTGGCACTTCATTTATCTTGCGAGAAGACCTCTCGCACAGACCTTGTTCAGAATATCAAATTTTCGTGGTTCGTGAACCGAGAACCGTTGTTCGTGCCTACTCATCACTCAATTTAAAAGACGCAATCAAAAAAATTCAAGACGCTTGAACCACGCCTCTTGATTTCTTTACGCACAACTTCGTTGTGCGTAAATCTTGAGATTAACAACGAGTTTTTTTTCGTGGTGGTATTACCTTTATGTGCGTAAATCTTGAGATGTACAACGAACCTTTTTTCGTGAGTGAATTACCTTTACACATGCGTAAATCTTGAGATTAACAACGTTAATTTTTTGGATATGGATTTACCTTTATTTAAAAAAAATAATTTTTTCAATTGGTCCCGTGAGTCGTGCAGCTCGATGGCAGCTAAAATAAAAAGTTGACAGCTGTGGGAATCCCATGTTAATAAGATGCATTAACTAACATGGAGAAAAAAATGACTAAAAAAATAACACCGCCTAAAGGATGGCCAAAAGATAAACCGTGGACCGAGAAGGATGCAGCTGAAGCAATGGAAGCCGCTGGGCTTGGCTTGAGTCGAAGCGACTTCAGTGACGATGGGGCAGACCTCCAGGACTTAAAAGAAATAATAGAAGGGGGTAACTGATGCCGCTGCTTAATTACTACAGTCAAACCAAAATGGCTAAGGGGGAGAAATATGGATATAAGACAGCTATCCTTCACCTGGCCCCGTTTACTTTAAGCGGCAAAAATGTCTGTCCAAAAGCATCCCCTGAGTGTGCAGCTGCTTGTTTAAATACTTCAGGCCGTGGACAGATGGGCTCTGTACAAAAAGCTAGACTCAATAAAACTAATTATTTTTGGACTAATAAGAATGCATTCTTATGGGACCTGAGTCGAGAAATTGAACAGCTCAAAAAAAGAGCTGCCAATCAGGGCTTTAAATTTGCTGTAAGATTAAACGGCACAAGTGACCTGGCCTGGCATCGTATGAAAGTTGACGGAGGTAGCAACCTGATGGAGATCCACAAGGATGTCCAATTTTATGACTACACTAAAGTCTTAAATTATATTGATCATGATATTAAAAATTATCATGTTACCTTCAGTGACTCAGGCCGTAACGACTCGGACATTGCTGCAGCTATAACTAAGGGTTCCAACGTTGCCGTTGTGTTTCAGGATAAGCTGCCCAAAAAATGGCTTAATAAAAAAGTCATTAACGGAGATCTTCATGACCTCCGTTTTAAAGATCCGGGGGGCGTGATAGTTGGACTGGTTGCCAAGGGTCAAGGCCGTAAAATCAATAATAAGTTTATCAAGGCGGTAGCCTGATGGATCAATTTTTAGCCTTTATAATGCGAGTTATAATATTTTTTCCAGGTACTATAGGAATTATACTATTATTAGTAGTTCTTTTTTAGAATAATTCTAAACTACAGCCCCACAACCTGGGGCTGTATCAGCTGTAAATAATTAATTTGACATCTTATTAAATATGATTAATATGGGACATGTACTAAAAATAAAACAACTAACAATAGGAGTTAAAAATGAAAGTACAAAAACAAAAAGAAAAAACACTTTCACCGATTGAGAACGTGAAATTGTTTAAAGCGTGTGAAGTTAATCATAACAGAAAAAGTTATAATAAGTTATGGATTGACGTTAAGGAAGAAGCCTTGCCAATAGTTGAGAGCCTTGGAGGGTCTGTAATCAATAAATATAAATCAAAGTCTTATTATATTGAGATTGCTAAAAAGCCTACTACTCGATTTGATGTCAAGTCGTTTAAAGAAAAACACCCTGAAATCTACAATTCATTTATTGTAGAAGGTGAAGCAATTGAACTTAAAACAAAGATAGTTAAATAATGGATATTGCATTTCATATATTCTTAATCTTGATTAGTTTCTCAATCGCATTCTTAGGCGTGGTTGTACTATTCACGGTTGACGCTTTCACTGGTGGCATTCTTGCCACTGGTGGAATTGTATTAGCTATTAAATCAATGGAGGTTTAAATGATACCATTTAAATATAAAGGATATGACATAAAAATTAATGGTACTATATCCGATAGAACATCAGTCAAAATCTCTAATAATGTTGAAGATCATTTATATATTTTTAGCATAAGAACGATACAGGAGAAATTATTTCACAACCTAGTTAAAAGAATTAAAAGAACGGTTGACGATTTAATTAGATACAAGCAACAGACTCAATAGTCATATGAATAAACGCCCCCTATCCTTTGGGGGCGTTGACACCCATAGAGGTACCAACCAAGATCCAAAAATAGAAATTTTTATATTTCTATTTTTTAAGGATTTTTAAACGAAACTTCACTAACTTTACCTTTACTTGATATGACAGATACATGTAGTATAGCCTTGTAGATTATAGGGGGTAGCTTTTTTGGGGACCCAAGGGTATATTAAATCTAGATGACTGATACAGAATTATTGACCACCGATCAATTACGAGAGAGGCTCGAAAAAGTGTGGCTTCGACATATAAAATTATGTCAAGATAACTTCTTATATTTTGTAAAGAATGTTTGGCCAGATTTTATTTGTAAAACTGATAGGGATCCTGATAAATGGGGACACCATCAACATATTGCACACGAGTTCACAAAGATATCAAAAAATAAAAAAGGAAGGCTCATCGTGAATATGCCACCTAGACACACTAAGTCTGAATTTGCATCCATATACTTTCCTGCTTGGATGATTGGAAAGAACCCTAAGATGAAAATTATGCAGGTATCTCACAACGCAGAACTTTCAGGAAGGTTCGGTGCGAAAGTAAGAAATTTAATTGACAGTCCAGAGTATAAACAAATATTTGGAGATGTTAAACTAAGAGAAGATAGTAAGGCAAAAGGACGTTGGGAGACCAATCAAGGTGGGGAATACTTTGCAGCGGGTGTTGGCGGTTCTATCACAGGACGAGGGGC